CAGTTACACCAATCCAATTGTCATCGACCAACGCATCGTACAAACCCGAAACATGATTTAATCTAGTGCCATTGGTCAAAATCTGTACGCCGCTATACTCTGGCCATAATTTTCTTATGCCATTGGTCCATTTGACAACATCAGGGTTCAGCAAGGGTTCACCACCTAGCACAACTGAATGTTTTACTGCAATTTTTTTAGCCCATTTTTCTATTGTGTCTTTGTACTGATCCCATTTTTGCCAGCCAGAAAATTTGTAATTGTTGTATCTATTGCAATCACCACAAGTAAGATTACAAACATTGGTTATGTAAAATTCTAACTTGTCTATAACAATTCTGTTATCTGTCATGTTTAATTCTGTAGTCGGCTACCGCCGCCTTGATGGCATCTTCTGCAAGTATTGAACAATGAATTTTAACAGGGGGGAGGGCAAGTTCAGTAGCAATTTCGCTATTTTTGATCGCTTCCGCCTGCTCAAGGGTACGTCCTTTGACCCATTCAGTAACAAGCGAACTTGACGCAATCGCGCTGCCGCAACCATATGTTTTAAATCTTGCATCTGTGATTATTCCATCTTTGACCTTGATTTGCAGCTTCATCACGTCGCCGCAGGCAGGAGCTCCTACCATGCCGGTACCCACAGTGTCATCGCCTTTTTCAAAGCTACCAACGTTGCGGGGATTTTCGTAGTGGTCCACTACTTTGTCTGAATATGCCATAAAATTTTCCTTAGTTTAAGTATAAGGTATTTAACGACAAATGTCAATGCAGTTTGGTGTTAAACGCCTCGATCTTTATTCATAGCAGATCGGGCTGCTGAAGCCACAATGTCTTGTGCCTTGTTCACTGGCATTGCAACATCAGCTGGCTTGTCAGCACCTTTGAACAAGATAGGATCTTGCGAGTTTGGTGCCAATGGTTCTAGCACATTGCTGAGAGGAGGTTGTCCCACAATGTCGGCCAGTTGATTTGGCGCAATTATAATGCCCAGGTCACGGGCTAGTTCTATAAATGCTCGTTGATCAATTTGCTTTTGAGCACTTGTGTCCCTAGAACGACCAGCCAAGAAACTGACCAGGCCCATGAGTTTTTCAGGCTCGGGAGTGGATCCAGTTGTGTTGGCTACTTCATTAATTCGCATTATCTGCGAGCTCGGCCCAGCGATGCAGCAGGTGCAGCAGCATCTGCATCTAGGTTATTGGCGGCGTCAGCAGCTAAGGTGTCAAGGTCGTCCATTTCGTCGCCTACTCCGGCGGCAGCATCGGCTGCTAGATCAGCTCCAGCATCCATGCCTGGGATTTCAGCAACAGGTGCAGTTTGTCCAGTTACCACGCCCAAGGCAGCATCCAGTTGTTGTTTGGTGCCTTGCAAGGTCTGCATCAAGGCTGTGAGAGCAGCAGTGGTGTCTGAGTTGAATTGTGTGGCTTGATCAACGCCCACTTGATTCTTGATTGAATCAACCAGGGCTGGCAGTTCTTTGAACTGCAGTTCGCTTACATCTTCCAACATGCCTTGCATTTTGTCTACCATGTCTTGAGCAGCCAGCACCACCTGGGCCTGTTGTACTTCACTTTCTTTGAGATAACGATATGCACGACGCATACGGCTTTCCGCCACTGCAGCGGCCTGATCATTGACCATTTTTTGTTCGTCGGGGCTGAGAGATTGGCCCTTCTTGATCTTGTCCTGTGCCATTTTGAGTTTTGGGTCAACAGGAGCACCTGGTTTGGCAGCAGGAGTTGTTCCTGTGGCAGGAGCAGGAGTGGCCATTTCACCAAGACGTGCTGTGAGAGCCTGTTCCATCATGACCAATTTGAGATAGTCAGGATTTTGTTCACTGGTGTGACGTGCTGAAGTGGAACGGTGCTCGCCCAGGATACCACGCACACGATTCAACATGTGACCGGCCTGGCTGCGGTTCAACTGGTCAAAGCTGATTTTGGAACCAAAGTAGCTTTCGAATACTTGGCTGATTTGTTGGGTGGCCCGTGGTGCGGCTAGTTCATGCAGTTTCATTTGAGAATCCTCTAAGTTGTAGATATTTAGCCGAATTAATACATTTTTCTAATTCGGAGTGAACACTTTCCAGCACTGCTTGTTTGGGCTGAATCTTGGTATTTACTGTTTCGTAGAAGTCCTGGTGGCGACTTCTGGTGGCTTGACTCAAACGACAGTGTATGTCTGCTGCAAGTTGTTGGTGTTTGCGGTCCAACGTTTGTATGTTGTTGGCCAGATTGTATTGATGATATTTGTCGGCCACACACCAGCTGATAGCAGTGCGTTTGTTGGCAAAGGTGTAAATGTGTCGGTCCCAGGTTCTGACGCTGTAACCTGCGGTTTGTGGTTCCAGGTAATAGTGTCCAAACGCCACATAGGAGCCTGATTGATCATCCACAATCATGTGTTTGAGATTGCGTGAAATTTCGCGTTCAGCCCAGCGTTCAAGTTTTTGTTCTTGTGCTGGTCTCATGGCATTACAAATGTTGTCACAAGATATGCAATCACAGCCAACATTGTTCCCATGATGCCCAGGCCCCAATTGATCAGTTGATCATTGCGTTTTTCACTCATGATTTGAACCATGTCATGAACTTCGCGAATCACTGTGTTGAGTCCATGAATTTTTTCCTCAAATGCATCTAGTTTTTGCTCAAGAAAGCGATAGCGTTGAGCACACAAGTCTACATGTGCCTCCAGGCTTTTTCTCTCCAGATCAGTAGTTTCTGCCATAGGTTACTCCATTGAGGTATTTATGCTAGTAAACCAAATGTTCTGCTGATCACCTTGAGTGGTCAACACTGTGGCAATGCCTGGCTGTTCGCCTAGCCCGGCAACCATGGGCACACCTTCACAGTCTACCAAGAGGCCTGCTAGGGGATTGGAATTGTTGTGCATGTCAAACACGCCTTCGCTTTCGCTCACAAAACTAAACTGCCACATGCCATCAATTCTAGCAGGCTGAGTTATTTCTTGTGGTTGTGTTCGCAGTCCAAATATCTGTAGCAGTGTTTCGTAGTTGCGTTGCTGATTACGACTGCGGTGCCAGTTTTCATGATTGTGCACTGGTTGTCCAGCACGGTCTTGGTAGGGTATTTCGCTGGAACGAAACGCACCGGTTACCCCAGTTCGGGTGCAGTCAAATAGGGTTCGGCATTGTATTTTCATTCTGCAGTTATTTAATGCCAAAAAGAAACCCCAGATTTTTTAAGTCCGGGGTGGTTCAAACTAGTGTTGAATTAATTTGTGAAGGTTGCTGATTCAGCTGTGGTCACAGCGTAACCAATAGCTGCTGTCAACGCAGCGTCTAGGCCGCCAGCGTTTGTGTAGTCAATTCCGCCAGTTGGAAATGTGGCCAATGCCAATGTTGCTGTGTTTGCAGAGTTTGTGGTAAACTCATACATAGCAATAGTAGCTTGTTGCTGAATTGTCTGGATAGCAATTGCCAATGAGGTGCCGCTGACAGTGGCGTTACCAGTGAAAGTAACTGTGCCAAAGTCCAGTTTAGGACCAGCTGAGTTAACAGTTACACCGCTGACCACAGTGTTGATACCTGTGCTGTAGCCAGCACCAGGTGAAGAAGCTGCTACGCCCTGATCCATTACCACTACTGGTTGGAGATCGCCATTTGCGCGAGTAATTTGTGCCATGATAAAATTTCCTTTAGGTTAATTAGGCTTTGTGCCTTGCTTTTATTTATGTCGGATCCAAAAAAATCATGATTTGGGATTGTTTTGTGCTCGATTTTGAGCAGCAAACGCATTGGGGTCAAAGCGGTTCACTGCCTTGGCATAGCCTGCAGGAGTGGCCATTACCCAGCCTTCTTGGCCAGGGTGTTGTGCATCTGCTTGACGCAGCAGATCCATTTTGAGATCGTGCAGCAATATAAATGCTGTGAACGCTGCTGCCAGCGCAGCAGTGTTGCTGGTAGGGCTCTGCAGGTATTCCACAATGTTGCGGAACTTTTGCGGGGTGACTCGGGTCTGTAGCCAGTCACCAAACTCAGGCAGCAAGGTAGCAGGATTTAGCGGTGCACCCACTTTGGTATTGATAAAGTCCACTGCCAGTTTGGCCAAGTCTGTGATCTTGTTGGCTCGCAGTTCTGCAGGATTAAACAAGGTGTTGATGGCAGCACCTTCTGATCGAACCAGGGCTTTTAGTTGCTTGACCAAGGCCGGTTCAACTTCAAGTTGTTTGGGAGTTGCTGGACGTTCCAGCATGAGTCCAGGCACAGGATTAAAGCTCACACCACGCAAGGGCTGACGTGGTTCACCCACATCACTGTACATGCTGTGAATGGCCACGCCAATCTTGCTGGCACCAATGCGCTGACCCAAGGCACTTCGAACTGGAATTTTGTATTCAATAGTATTGGGACGGAACACATAGTTGCCAGACACTTCAGGCGGAGTGTCCATGTACAACAGGTCTCCTTTGACATAGCCACGGAATCCTGCAGGCAGTGCTGCTTCCAGCACAGGAAACAACTGAGCATATAACTGAATCAATTCTGTGCGATCGCCGGACCGTCGGCTTTGTATGTCGGCCATCATTCTGGGACTGGTGGCAAGACCGTCATATCCTTTGGCTTCAAATCCTGATCCGTCTGTGAGCACAAACTCACCTGTGGCCGGCTTACGTCCAAATATCACAGCAGGCTTGCCGTCCCATTTGGCAGTGACAGTAGAGGGTTGCTCAATGGCCTGCTGCACAATGGTCAGAGCGTCTTGAATACCTTGTGTGCCACGACGGAACACAAGATCTTCCAGGTGTTCAATGCCTTTGGCTCTGCCGCCTACTCCGGCTGTTTCAGCTTCGGCAATCATTTGCACTGTGTCTGGTGCTTCAACCAATGGCATCATGCCTTGATTCACAATGCGATTTCTCAAGCGAGCTAGAAAATTCACATCACTTTCTTGCACTGCCTGGTCGGGTTCTGCAAGTCCTTCACGAGCCAGATACTCACGAAAGTCTTTTAGTTTGGCATCACGCTCAGGATCACGAGCTAGATTTTGATAGATGATTTCTACGTTTTTTAAATCGTCTCGATCTCGACCTGCACCCAGCAAAATCTGGGCCACATAGTCAGGATCGAGGCCATCACGCACCAGTTGATTGGTTGTTCTGCTGAACATGCCATTTGCGCCCACTCGAAGTCCCAGATGCTTGGCCAGGCTTGACATTAGTACATTGCGCACCATACCTTTATAGGCCGAGTCTGTGCCGCCAGCATAGAAAAATGTACCCCATTCCACGTTGTCAAAAAACATAAAATCTGTTTGCACAAAGCCATTACGAGCATTGCCAGCAATGGGAGTCTTTAAGTGCACTTCGCCACCTTTGCGCACCCAGTCTCTTGGATCTTGGCCGTTCTTTTGCACATACTGTGTGAGTGCTGCTGCAATTTGATCTTTGGTAGCGTCTTGTAGATCCACTGCTAGATCAAGATCACCTGAGGTGGCAGCACGGCCTGTGGAGCCTAGCCAACGATCCTGTGGAAACTGCATGCCCAACACACCTTCTACCCAACGAATGGTAGCAGGCACATCTGCTTGATTGATACGCTGGGTGGCCGGTTTGCCGGCAGCGTCTTTGAACACGTTGCCGCCTTCTAGTAGTTTCATCTGCGTTTGCTTTCTGCAGTCGCTGTTCTTCTTGCAAGTTGGTTGGCCATATTGCCCATTGCCGCAGAGGTTTGTGTGCCCATTCCAGGCAAGTTCTTTATGTTTTGAGCATTGAATGATGCTGGATTGGCAGTTGGTGTTGCAGCAGGAGCAGCAACAGGAGCAGTAGGTCCCGGAGCAGTAGTAACAG